ACTTTAATCGATAACTTCCCAAATTATCGCCAAATCATAAAATTAGAGCGAACGTTCTAAAAAATAATCGTATGAAGTGGTGGCCCTTTTCAAATAGAAGTATCAAGACCTCGCAGGGTCAAGTTGGCTTTACTCAAAAGCATTCATTTCCAAGTGACAACATCCGAGCATATACAAAAGAAGGTTATGGCCAAAACCCTACTGTATTTGCATGCGTGGATTTAATAGCAAAAAGCCTTGCCAGAATACCTTTGAAAGTCAAAAATTCAGCCGGTGAGATTGTAGATAATCATCCGCTTTTATCGCTACTTGAACAGCCCAACCCAGATGAGGGGGGGAATGAGTTCCGTCATGCTGCAACTTCATGGTTTTTAATTACGGGTAACTGCTTTATGCAGAAGCTAACATCCTCAGGCGTTCCGAATCAATTGCTTTTATGGCAGCCTTATGAATGGTCTATTTCAAGAAGGCTGGGGGATCCTGTACCAAGGCTTTATACTTTTGGCAAAAATCAGCGTTATGAAAGAAGCTTTGATGTTGATCCCATCACGGGCAAAAGTGAGATCCTGCATTGGAGAACGTTTAACCCATCAACTGAGGGCTCAGAGTTTGGGCAAGCTCCATTAAAAGCCGCAGCGTCTTGTGTTGATTCTGCCAATTCTGCCAGACTTTGGAACTACTCAACTCTTGAAAACTCTGGGAGTCATTCTGTTGTCATTACATCGGACGATGAGATCACTCCTGACCAGAAGAAAAGCATAACTCAGGACGTTTTTGAAAATTGGATGGGACCGAAAAATGCGAATAAAGTTAAAGTTATGGGATCGGCTGCAAAAGTAGACACTATCTCAATGACACCGCATGAAATGGAATGGCTTGAAGGGTTGAAGCTCCAGTCACAAGAGATTTGCGCAAACTTTGGAGTTCCAACTCAACTTCTTGGGATAGATGGTTCACAAACTTATGCGAACTATGAAGAGGCTAAAGTCGCGCTATTTACTCAAACAGTTATACCCATTTTAGATTTGCTGTTATCAGAATTAAACAGATGGTTGTCTGATGATTTTGCAGGGGCCAAAATATGCTATAACGAAGACGACATTCCCGCACTTGAACCACTTCGCAGAGAAAAAAGGGCCGAGCTATTACGTTCTGACGTGCTTACAATCAATGAAAAAAGAGAACTTCTCGGATATGAACCAAGGAAAGAAGAAGAAGCCGATAAACTCTTTATTCAGCCGAACGATATACCACTTGACGAAACCTTTGCTGATGACTTAGAAGACGAAGATGGCGAAGAGAACGCAAGCGAGGAATAGACGCAGACAGGCGCGGGAACTAAACCAGATTGACGCTATAGAGCGAAGACTGGAGAGGTCAGCAATGCCAAAGATCAGGAAGGAGTTGAACGCAATTGCTCGTGATGCTTTGAGCGCATTTAGGATCGGAGGTCAAAGAAATGCTGAGGTGGCTATCGACGGAGGGCAATATCGTATATCCGACACGCTGGAACAGGTTTACAAGACGGCCATCAAGAAGACTGAAAAGATACTGAAAGAACATTATCCGAAGGATATCGAAAAGGTTAAGCAGGTCAGAAGGGAGCTTGAACGCAACTTTAAAAAGCAAGCCGAAAAGGCAGCGCGACAAATAAGCGAGAGCACTAAAAGACAAATGCAACGCGTCATTGATCGAGGCAATGAAAAGGGAGAAAGCGTCATTGAAATACAAGATAAGCTTGAAAAGAAAATAGGCGTGAATGGCCGCAGGGCTCAGATAATAAGCGAAGTTGAAATAGGATCGGTTACGGCAGAGGGTAGAGATAAACTATCAAGGAAAATTTACGATAAGAACACGCGTAAAGTTTGGGTAACTACAAGAGACAGCAAGGTTAGAGATCCACATCAGTACGCAGAGGGCCAGACAGTAGGTATTAACGAAGATTTTGTGATACATGGCAAGAGAACAGAGCGAATCCCATATCCAAGGTACAGGGGCGCGAGTGCATGGAACCGCTGTAATTGCAGGTGCAGATTGCTATATTTAAAGGAAGGTGAATAATGAGTGGACCGGCAACAGAAAGGGGCTTTCAACATCCAGACGAAGGTCTCGAGCATAAATCTGACGGCAGTCAATTCGATGTTCCTGCATGGCGTGAGAGCATTGAAACAAAAATATCATCTATTGACACCGCTGTAAATACTCAGACATATATTTCAACTGACAATAGCAGCACAACTTTAATTACAAATGGTAATAACTTCACAGGAACTTGGGAAGATGTCACAAAATACAATTCTGTTGTGGTTGCAGTCAAGACTGACCAAGACGGATATTTTGAGATCCAGTTTTCGCCAGATGGAACAAATATAGACAGTACTTTAACGAGGTACTACAAACCAAACCAAATAGAAGCACCGCATAGATTCACGATAACAAGGCAGTATTTTAGGGTTATATTTTATAACAGCTCTGGATCTGATCAGACATTTTTAAGACTTCAAACGACAATCGGAGAAAAGTTAGACTTAAACTCTCCAACAGATTCAGTCATGTCTCAAGACTTTGACGCTATAAGCGTTAGGCCAACTGATTACGCTACAGAAGTGGCACTTGGAAGGAGACAAGGTGCGTTTACTTGGAATAAATTCGGGTACAACGAAGATGTTGACACTGCATCAGCTGAGGTGGTAGCTTCTTTCGGTGGTGCATTCAATCAAAAGTTAGCTTCAGGGGAGACTCTTGATATTGTTTCATCATCTGCAAACGATACCAACTCAAGTGGTACAGGAGTCAGGCAGGTTGTGATTTTTGGGGTTGACTCAAATTGGGATACAGTTACTGAAGTTCTAGCTATGAACGGACTAACAACGGTGACGACAACCAACAGCTTTCTTGGTGTGAATCGAATGACTATATACACTTCTGGCACTCTGGATTCAAATGATGGCGTCATTACAGCAACAGCAACCGCTAGTGGTAACGTGATGGCCGAGATGCCAGCGGGGGAAGGGACAACTCAGCAGTGCTTGTTTTATGTGCCTCAGAACCATCAATTCCTAGCGACTTGGCTCTATACCCACGCGATTAAGTCTTCAGGTGGTGGTTCAAATCCTGACGTTACTTTTAAAGCCTTTGTTTACTCTGCTGTGGTTGACTCAAAATTCGAGGTTTTCAGAGATGACATCGACCTCACCATAGAGACTTCAAGACAACTAACTCCGAGTGAACCTTTCGTAATTGGTGAGAAAAGTATCTTCTGGTTAGAAGCTTCGACGACAGCCAACAACACCTCTGTTCGTGGCAGATTCTCTGGGAAATTAATTCGAGATGCAGACGCTTAGAATTGACAAGTATTTCTGAGTTACGAAAATTACATCATGCAAATCACACAAGAAATAGTTAAATCTCTTTTTGATTATTCTGCCGATGGTTTTCTGATTTGGAAGGCTGGGCAGAATAAAGGAAAGATTTGCAATTGCATTGATAAGGCTCAAGGGTATAGAAGAGTAAGGATTAATCGAAAGCTTTATAAAAATTCAAGAGTAATCTTTCTTTATTTCAATGGATATTTGCCGAAAATAGTTGATCACATAAACAGAAACAGACTTGATGACAGAATAGAAAACCTTAGGGCTTGTGATGACACAAAAAATGCTAGGAACTGCAATTTAGATAAACGAAGCCTATCTGGAAAAACTGGAGTTGAATGGCACAAACAGAGAGGCTACTGGACATCTAGAATTACAGTTGATAGAAAGAAAATATATATCGGCAAAAGCAAAGATTTAAATGAAGCAATAAAAATGAGAAAAGAAGCTGAACTTAAGTATTATGGTGAGCTTTCTCCTGCATGAGCATTGAAACTAAAAAATTATTCTGTCCTGCTGAGTTTAAGTTTGAAGACGAAACAACGCAACGCGGTACATTTAGCGGTCATGGCGCTGTTTTTGGGAACATTGATTTAGGAAATGATGTCATTAAAAGTGGAGCCTTTAGCAAAACTTTGCAGGAATGGTCAAAGAAGGGTCAATTGCCACAATTGTTATGGTATCACAACAATGAGGAAATCATTGGCGAATGGACAAAAATGGAGGAAGATGATCGCGGGCTTTATGTAGAAGGCAAACTTTGGGTGAATGGCGAATCCAGAATAGAGAGAGCTGTTCAAGCTTATAATGTCATAAAGTCTAATTCCGTTAGAGGGTTATCTATAGGCTACAGGGTTAAAGATCAGGAAATACAGGAAAATAACGACGGTACAATCGTTAGAATATTAAAAGAAATTGAATTGTTCGAGGTGTCTATTGCTCCTTGGTCAATGAATCCCCAAGCTTCAGTTACAGGGGTTAAAAGTATGACTGACGACGAGGGGCGTATCCTCTCAAAACGAGACGTGGAGAGAGTTTTGCGAGATGCCAAACTTTCACGCAGACAAGCAAAGGCATTCATTGCTGGAGGATACGAGGCACTTATCGACGATGATAAAACCCGAATTGAATCCGAGGATCGCGACGATTCTCTAGTTTTGGAAGGCGTATCGGCATCTATAAACAAACTTCTCTCTAACATGGGTATTTAATGATGAGTACAGAACTCGAAATCAAAAACCAAATTGATAAAATTGGTGAAGCATGGGAAGCTTCTAAAAAAACAAATAACGAGCTTCTTGAAAAACAAGCCAAGCTCGAAGGTGGTCAAGCTGAACTGAAAGAAAAGCAAGACAAAATTGACGCTGCTTTGAATGAAGCTTTGGAAATGAAAAAAGCACTTGAGGAAACTCAGGCCGCTGTTAAACGCATTGCCAACTCATACGAAGCTGAAGCCGAAAGCAAAGACGTTGAGTCTTTCAATTCTGCTTTCAAAAAATGGGCTAAAAGAGGAATGCCTCAAGACATTCGTGGCCTAGATTTGAGCGAAAAAGAAGCTAAAGCTTTGCAATCAAATATCGATCCCCAAGGTGGTTACACTGTCAACCCTTTCATGGGTGCTATCGAAAAACGATTGTTTGACACTTCTCCCGTTCGTTCACTTGCTCGTTCTGTAACCATCGGAACTGACGAATATGTTGGTTTCTTGGATGATGACGAATTTGGAGCAGGCTGGGTTGGTGAGATCGAAACTCGAACCGATACTTCTACCGCTGATTTGGCGCAAAAAAGAATTCCTGTTCGTAAAATGTACGCTCGCTTTACTGTTTCTGAGAGACTTCTTGAAGACTCTGAGTGGAACATCGAGCAATGGGCTCAAATGAACGTAGGCGACAAATTTGGACGCTTGGAAGCTACTGCTTTCGTTACTGGTTCTGGTGCTAATCAACCCGAGGGTTTGACTACTGCCACAGCTAAAACATCCAATGGCGATGTTTATACTCGTGACCAAATCGGAACCAAACAAGTTGCCTCAACTACAGCTATCACCACAGACGAGCTGATTGACTTCCGTGGATTGCTCAAGCATGGTTATCGCGCAAATAGCTATTTTGGTTACAATCGCGACACCGAAACCTATGTGCGTAAACTTCAGGATGGTCAATCCAACTATATCTGGCAGCCTTCTTTCCAAGCAGGTGAGGCAGATACTTTGCTGGGTCAAAAAAC